GCAGGCGGTCGCTGCGGAATGGTACGACGAGGAACGCGAACGCGAAGAAATCGCCGGCGCGTTCCAGGCGATTGTCGAACCGATCAAAGACCTTGGCGTGTATGCGCTTGTCGGTTGGGCCACCGAGCCTCTGCTACAACCGGAACCAGACTTCGCTGCGGCCCGCTACCGGGCGGTCGGCGGCGTGCAGAAACGCCTCGCTAATAGCGCGAACTACACGATCACCGGTTCCTCGCAAGCGGATCCGCAAGCTCGGGGTTGGATGCGGAAGACCCGGCCGACGGCCTGCAATTTCTGCATCATGGTGGCGTCCCGCGGCGGCGTGTACACGGAGAAAACCGCGACGTTCGCCTGCCATGAGCGGTGTTACTGCCGGGCTGTCCCGGCATGGGGCGGCCGCGAGCTTCCTGTGGAGCCATACAAGCCCTCTGAGCGCGACCTGTCCGAGAAGCAACGCCAGGAGTTGAACCGCCAGGCCCGAGCCTGGATCAACTCCAACCTCAAATAGACCTCCCCGACCAAACGGTTCGGGGTCACTTCCGAAATGGGAGAACACTGCAATGTCCGATGTAACGACCGCCGAGGTAACCGAACCGGTAACCGAGGACAGCATCACCCCCGACACCCTCCAACTCCCCGACGATCACCCGTTGGTGAAAACCCTTGCCGCGCAGAAGTCGGCGATCAAGGAGTTGAAGGCCAAAGCTTCCCGCCTCGATGAGATCGAGGAGGCGCAGAAGTCTGAGGCCGAGAAGGTCGCCGACCGGTTGGCGAAAGCCGACTCCGAGGTGGCTGGGATCCCGTCGAGGGTGTGCGAAGCACTCAAAGTCCACCTGATTGCGATCCATGAGATCGCCCCGGAGGACGCCGAGCTGTTCTTAACGGCCACCGACCCGGAAACCCTGCTGAAGCAGGCTGATCGGCTGGTCGGCCAGTCGGGCAAACGCAAGAACATTGTTCCCCGTGAGGGGCGCACACCCAATCAAAGCCTTGTCGATCCGACGCGGGATTTCCTGCGTTCGATCAACGGGCAGTAACCCCTTTTAAGGAGTATCAAAATGGTTGCCCTTCAAAGCACCGACCTGTTTCTTCCCACTCAGATCGCCGATGGCATCGTTGAGCGTGTCAAGACGGCTTCGACCGTCGCGGCCCTCAAAGGCCAGGCACCGATGCGTTTCGGCAACGTCAACATCGTCACGTTCGATGAAGACCTGTCGGCGGAGTTCGTCGAGGAGTCCGAGCACAAGAGCAGCGACGAGGCCCGCCCGCAGTTCGTCACCGCCGTCCCCCACAAAGCCGTTGTCCAGATGCGGACCTCGGATGAGTTCAAGTGGGCCGACGAGGACTACCAGCTCGGCATCCTCGCCAAGTATCAGGAGAAGTGCGCCCGCGCCATCTCCCGTGCGCTCGACCTGGGCCTGTACTACCGGCTCAACCCGCGCACCGGCACCGAGATCACGTCGTGGACGAACTACCTGAACACGACCGACAAGCGGGTTCCGGCCGGCACTCTCGCCGACATGGACTTCGAGCAGGCCGCCGGTCTGGTCATCGCTGACGGCTACCCGGTTAACGGTGTGGCGTTCGACCCGTCCTACGCCTGGACCCTCTCGACCGCCCGTTACAACGACGGCCGGAAGAAGTACCCGGAGTTGGGCCTGGGCAACGGCATCTCCTCCTTCGAGGGTGTCAACTCGGCCACCTCAAGCACCGTGTCCGGTAAGGCCAAGGATGGTGAAGCCACCGACAACGGTGTGAAGGCCATCCTCGGTGACTTCCAGGGCGGCATCTACTGGGGCATCCAGAAGAGCTTCCCGTTCCGGATGCTGGAGTTCGGCGACCCGGACAACGCGGGCCGCGACCTCGCCGGTCACAACGAACTGCTGTTCCGCACGGAGATCGTGTACGCCTGGTACGTGTGGCCTGAGAAGTTCTCGGTCATCGAGGGCACCCCGATGTCGCCGGATCCGGTGAAGACCGAGCCCACCCCCAAGGCTGCGGCTAAGTAGCAACCGTCGAAGCGGAGGCCCTGGGCGATCCCCGGGGCCTCCGCTTTGCGGGACACCTCATGCCTGCTGTCAGCATCAGCCCCGAAGACCTGAAGCCGTTCGCCGACATCCCACCTGACAAAGCTCAGGCGATGATCGACGACGCGATGGCTTTGGCGGCTTTCTATGCGCCGTGCATCTTGGATCCGCGCTTCGAGTATGAGGCTGCGGCGACGGCGATCATTCGTGGGGCGATCCTGCGTTGGAATGCCGCCGATACTGGTGCGGTCACGTCGCAAACGGCGGGGCCGTTCTCGGTGCAGGTCGATTCCAGTGTGCGCCGAAACGGCATGTACACGGAGCAGGAGATCGAACAGCTTCAGGCGATGTGCGCCGACCCGAACGCCGGAGTGAACGGTACGGGTTCGGCGTGGGGCTATGACACCATCCCGACCGGTGCGGTTCAGCAGCACGCCGAGGTGTGCTGCAAAACTTTTAACGAACCGCACTGTTCGTGTGGGGCGAACCTCACCAAAACCGGCCAACCTTTGTGGGATGGCTACGCATCGTGAGACTGACCCCTCTGCCGTTTATCTGCCTGCATGAGGCTTACATCCCAGGTGAGGTAGACGCCCACGGCAACACCACCCCGGGTTGGCGTGAGCCCGCCGAGGTGGCGTGCATGTGGTGGCCGGTCGCCTCAGATGAACCGCCCGGCCCGCCTACAGGGTCTGAGCGGGTGGTGGGCGAGCTGGCCCTGGTGGTCGATGTTGCCATCTTGATTGATCAGCGCGACAAGTTCACCGTCAAAGAGCAACTGTTTGAGGTCGCGGGTTTGGCGAAGAACTATGACTACGGCCCGTTCGGGTTCGCCCCGAACCGCAAAGTCATCGAACTGAGGATGGTGCGGTGACGATCCGGTTCAAACGCAACGTGTCCGGATTCAACGCCCTTCGTACCTCGGCGGCCGTTGACGGGTTGATCCGTGAGAAGGCCGAAAGCATTGAGGCCGCCGCGAACGCTATCCCACCAACTACCTCCCCGCCGCCGGAGGAGCCGTACTACGAGGCCAAAGAGGCCGGGGACGCCAAGCGTGCCCGCTACCGCGTGGTGACCGCCAACATTCGCGCCCAGCGCCACGAAGTCAAAACGCAGGCGTTACTGCGGGGACTGTCCTCCGGTGGATAACTTGCTGATGTTCCCCGACATGGATCGGGTGGCCCGCAAATACTTGCTGGCCGGCCTGGCCGAGCGGGGCATCACCGGGGTCAATGTGGCGACACGGATCCCCTCCCCACTCCCGGAATGGTTTATCCGATGCTTCGCCCTCCCGGGCGCGGAAAACTGCCGGCGCACCCAATGGGTGCAGATCGTTGTCCAGGTGTATGGAACTGACGACGAATACACATCGCAGTTGGCGCGGACGTGCGCGGCGGTGATGAGAGCGGCCCCCGAAATGGCGGTCGATGTGTATGACAGCGGCGAAAAGCTGCAGCTCGTTTCGGAGCCAATCGAGAAGCATGGCCCCTATTCGACCGACGACCCAGACATCCCGGACAGGTCGCTCTACCAAGTCAACGTGACTTGGACTGTGCAATCGCACATCGAAACCCCGTAAACACCTCCTGGAGGAATAATGACTGCACCCACCCCCCAAGCGCACACCCTGAACAAGTACACGTTCGTCGGTGTGCCGAAAGTCAACGGCGGCATCTGGCTGGCACCCCCGCCCGTGGTGCTGCCCACCGACGCGATCAGCGAGCGCCCCGACGGGTGCATCCGCCTCGGTGGCGTTTCGGAGGACGGCTACACCTACATGTCGGAGCGTCAGACCGACAAGCGCCGCGACTGGAACGGCCAGACCGTCCGCACGCTGCAAACGTCGATGGACGACATGTTCGAGTTGACGTTCATCGAGTTCCTCAACCCGGATCTGCTCGGTGTTCTGTACGGCTCGGACAACGTGACGGTCGTTCCGCCGTCCGCTGCCCAGGGCACCCAGATCACGGTTCGCCACTCGGTCGATCAGTTGGAGCACGGCGCGTACATCATCGACACCTGGGACGGCAAGGTTCGCCGCCGCCGCTGCGTGCCGGATGCACAGCCCGATTCCATCGAGCCCATCGTGGAGCGCCCGGGCGAAATGAGCGTCTACAAGGTGACGTTCAGCATCTACCCGGACAGCCAGGGCTACACCAGCTACACCTACACGGTGCTCGATGACGCCACCGGCACCGTCCCGCTGGCCGCCGACGCCGACGCGAAGGCTGCAGCGAACAAGGCTGCCGCCGAGCAGGCCGCCCTCGATAAGGCTGTGGCAGCCGAGAAGGCCGCTCCTGCGAAGTAGCACCCCGGACACCTCCCCGCGCCGTCAACTCACCTTGGCTCGGCGCGGGGAGGCTTCCATCACCAGCCAAGGTGAGCCAAGGTGACAGCAATGCCCAAAGATGCACTAAAGCCCGGCGATGCCGGCTACGACTGGACGGCCCACTACGACACCGACGACCTGTACATCCACACGTTCGCTGATGGAACTGTGGTGGCGCTCAAGTCGTTCAAAAGCATTTTCTCAAAGACGTGGCTGTACAAGATCCGCTCCCTGAAAACCAACGTGGATGTGGAGCTGGCCGCCATTGATCGCGGATGCTGCCCCGAGGCCCGCGCCGTCTTGGAAGGTTTGGACGATTCGGCGGCCGGTGATCCGATTGACGAGTTGTGGTCGGCGTGGTCATCGTCGGACACCAAGGTCGGCGACGACGAAGGGTTGTCGGCGGGAAACTGATGTGGCTGGCCGAGCAGGCGGCTGGCCCCCTGGCCGATGCGCTCGACCGCGACCTGCGCTGCGACGGTATCGAGTTTGATTCGTTGGGGTGGCGCGGCCTGTGGGCTTACATCACCGCTGCCCCGCCCGGTACTGCGATTTATCACGCCCGCAATGAGGGCTGGACTATCGCCGACCATATCGCTGCCGAGCAACTATATGAGCTTCGCAAGTTGGCGTGGCGCTATACGGCAGTCCATTTCAAGCGCGGCAAGGATGAGCCGTTCCCGGATCGCATTCCGCGCCCGGGTGTTCCAGCGCCGGAAGTGTATGACGGGCCGACGTGGGAGACGGTCACCTTAGAGGACATTGTTTCGCCCGAAGTTTTGGCACTGCTACAAGGAAGGTGACCGCGAATGCCCGAACTCGGCAGTGCTTACGTCACCATCATTGCGAGCACCCAAAACATGGAGCGCGACATCAAGCGCGCGTTCGGTCGGGTTGATTCGCAGGCGGCGGGCCGTCAGGCGGGCAGCAAGTTTTCGGCCGGCGTTTCTGCCGGTATCGACCCGGCTGGCATTCAGGGCAAGATGGCGTCCGTTGGGGCGTTGGGTGCGAAGGCCCTCGGCGGGGCGATGACGTTGGGTGTGGCCGCGGTGGGTACTGCGGTGACGGCCACGTTGGGTGCGGCGCTGTCGAAGGGCTTCGACCGGCTCAAAAGCATTGATGATGCGAAGTTCAAGCTGAAGGCCCTCGGTAACTCTGCCGAGGATGTCCAATCCATCATGGATTCGGCGTTGGCGTCGGTGAAGGGCACCGCCTACGGGCTCGGTGAAGCCGCCACCATTGCCGCCTCGGCGGTCGCCGCTGGTGTGGAGCCGGGCGAGAAGCTGACCGCCTACCTGAAGTTGACGGCTGATGCTGCCGCGGTTGCGGGTACCAGCCTCAACGACATGGGCATGATCATCAACCAGGTTCGCACTTCTGGTTCGGCTTACACCGAGGATTTGAACCAGTTGGCCGGCCGGGGCATCCCCATCTATCAGTGGTTGGGTGACGAGGCCGGTGTCGCCGCTAGCGAAGTGAAGAAGTTGGCCTCTGAGGGCAAGATCTCCTCGGAGATGCTGGAACGGGCCATCCAAAAGAACATCGGTGGCGCGGCGAAGACGATGGGCGAATCGTTCTCCGGTTCGGTCGCTAACGCCCAAGCCGCTTTGGGTCGCTTGGGTGAGGCTTTGCTCAAGCCCGCGTTCAGTCAGGCCCCTGGCGGTATCTCGGCGATCACGTCGGCCTTGGACAGTTTGACGGCGTGGGTGAACAACAACCAGGCCACGATCATAGGGTTCTGGGAGAACGTCGGCGTGGCCGCGATCTCTACTGCCCAATCGGTTTTGCAGGCGGTCGGCGAGATCACTGTGGCGTTCGGCCAACTGGTGGGCGGCATCGGCAACGTCGAGGGCACGATGCTGAAGCTGCAGTCCGCCGGGGCACGCCTAGCGGGCCGCTCCGGGGAGGCCGACGAACTCCTGGCGCAAGCCGAGGAGGCGTTCAGCCGCGGCGAATCCATTCAGGAATCCGGCCAAAACATGCTGGAAATGGCCGCGAAGATGGATCAGTCGAAGGACAGTTTGCGGGCCTGGGGCGACGCAGCCCGATCAAACACCGAAGTGTTGGGCAGGCTTAGCGGGGATGCGTCGAAGGCATCCACCGAGATCAAGGATGCTTTTGCCGCCGTCCCCAAGGACGCCCCGATCAACGTGTCCGCTCCTGGCGGCAACGAAGTGTTCGACCTGTTGAGCAGGCTTGGCGAGAAGGTCAACCTCGACAACAACAAGAACATCGCCGTGTCTGCGCCGCTGGCCCCCGAAGTGTTGGCGACCCTGGAATCGCTTGGCGTCAAGGTCACCACCAACAACGACAAAACCATTTCTGTCACTCAGGTCGGCGCGGAGGAAGCGGGCGAGCAGATCGACGCCGCCGCCAACAAGGAGCGCACTGCCAGCATCAGTGTCATCGCCAAGTATGGCGCGGGCATTGTCAACGACCCGGCGATCCAGCAGCAGTTCCAAGACGACTTCGCTAGTGCTTTCGGTGTGGCCCGGCGCGCCGAGGGTGCGATTGTGCCGATGGCCGATGGTGGTTTGCGCCAGATCGAGAAGCCTGACCAGGCCGACATTTATGCGGGCCGCGGGGCGGGCACGATTTTCGCCGAGGAAGAGACCGGCGGGGAGGCTTATATCCCGTTGGCCCCGGAGAAGCGTGGCCGCAGCCTAGAAATCTTGGCGGAAGTTCAACGCCTGTTCGGTGTGGGGTCGATGTCGGAGGGCGGCATCACCGAAAGCTCTGGCGGCATTGTGGGTTCCGGGGATTTGGTGGGCACCCTGTTCGCGACGGTCACCCGCCCCATCGTGGATGCCCTCGCCCAAATCCGTAACGCAATGTCGTCACGCAGTTACAGCTCCTCCTCCCCGATGCCTGTCCGGTTCGCCGGTTCTGATGCGGCCCTGCTGGCCCGGGTGCCCAAGGGCGGCAGCTACGACGCTTCGGGGAACCTTGAAGAAGGTCTGATGGATTGCACCAGCGCCATCGAAGACTTAGTGAACTTGATGGACGGGATGCCCACCGCCGGCCGGGAGATGGCGACGGGCAACGCCGCCGAATGGTTGACCTCGCGGGGCTTCCTGCCCACCGACACGCTCGTCCCGGGTGCGTTCAATGTCGGGTTCAACGACCGCCACATGGAAGCGACCCTGCCGGGTGGAACGAACGTCAACTTTGGCTCCGATGCTTCGGTTGCCTCCGGTGGGGTTTCGGGTGCGGTCGGGGCGTTCGGCGACTCGTCGTTCACTCAACACTTCTATCGGGCCGCTGACGAACTGGATGGGGCGTGGTCGTCGCTGGCGAAAACCAGCTACGAACTCGACGGGGCACTCAGTGACCGCACGGACGCCGAAACACAACTCACCGACATGGCGTCCCGGCAGGCAAGCCAGCTCGAGCAACAGGCCGCCGCGAACAACGACCTTGGTTCGTCGTTAGGCAGCAGCTTCATGGGCGGCATCATGCAGTCCATCGGCCTAGACGGCAGCGTTTTCTCCGATCCGACGCAGTGGCCGAATGTGAAG